TATGTGAAAGATGATTTTTATCTTGCCACTGCGGCAGATATTGTTGCAGACCCTTCTGCACCTCAAGCCTTCGTTGAAGGTATTATGGAAGGTAAAGAATGGATTTGGGACAATGGAATACTTAAAGAAGTAGAGATTCAAAACATCAAAGACGAAATCAATGAAGGGGTAAGACAAAGAAACAGTAAAGTTTCCGCACTTGCCTTTGCAAAGTTTTTGTCAAAACTTTAATCATTATAAATATGTTAAGATAACAAACCAAGGAGAAAATCCCAATGTCAGATCTAGACAAGACAATTGAGGAACTGGAAGCAGAGGTTGCTGCGGAGCTTGAAGAAGCTGCACAGGACGCCCCAACAAAGGGTGCTGCTAAAGGTGAATCAATGGATAAAGTTGAAGGGGAAGTTCAAGACCTAGGCAAAGCTGTTGTTGACCCAGAAGAGAAGAAAGGCCCAGACGCTGCAAAAGCAACAAGTCAGGCCAAAGATGCTCAGACTAAGGGTGCAAAAGACGCCGGTGGTGCTGATGAACCAACCAAAATCAAAGAACCCCTTGCTGCTGGTGATCAAGTAGATCACGATGGTGAGGAACTAGAAGAAGGCAAGATGACTAAGGCAGAAATGATCAACGCCATGTATGAGAAAATCAAAACAATGGAAAAGATGAAAGCCACAGACATTCAAGCCGCTTACGGTGCAATGATGAAAGATTCAGTGCATGGTGAGGAAGAAATGGATGAGTCTACTCTTGATGAAAGACTTGCATCTGTAGATGTATCTGAAGATGTTACCGCTCTTGTCGAGGGTGAGGAACTTACTGAAGAATTCAAAGAAAAAGCATCCACAATTTTTGAGGCTGCTGTTAAGTCTAAACTTCGTTCTGAAGTCGAAAGAATTGAGTCTGCAAAGACACAAGAAGTCGCTGAAGAAATCAACAGAGTGCGTGATGAGTTGACTGAAAAGGTTGACGCATATATGAACTACGTTGTAGAAGAGTGGATGAAAGAGAATGAAATTGCAATCGAAAGAGGTCTCAAAGGTGAGATTGCTGAAGATTTCATTTCAGGTCTTAAATCACTTTTTGAAGAACATTACATTGATGTTCCAGACGAAAAGTATGATATTCTAGGAACTCAGTCTGAAAAGATTGACGAACTTGAAGCAAAACTCAACGAACAGATTGAAAAAACTGCTGCAATGAAAAAGCAGAATGACCAATTGGTTCGTGAGAGTGTTTTTGCAGAGGTTGCTACTGATCTTGCCGATACGGAAGTAGAAAAGTTTAAGTCTCTTGCAGAAGATGTAGATTTTACAGATGAAGGTTCTTTCAGAAGTAAACTCGACACGCTTAAGGAAAGTTATTTTCCAAAGGCAACCACTATCGCTGAATCTGTAGACACTGAATCTGATGGTTCTGAGTCTTTCGATACAACTGGTGCAATGTCTGCTTACATGGCAGCAATCAGTAAAAATGTAAAGCGGGCAAAAGACTAAGGTTGCGGAAAAATATTGTTCCAAAAATCTAGTTTTTATAAATATTATTAGAAAACTCAACAAGGAGAAACAAAATGTTCAAAACAGAACATCTACAGGAGAAGTGGCAACCAGTCCTAGAGCACAATGATCTTCCAGAGATTAAAGACTCTTATCGTAAGGCTGTAACCACAATCATCCTAGAAAACCAAGAAAAAGCACTTCGTGAGGACAGATCGTTCCTTGGAGAAGCTGCACCAACTAACGCTACAGGTGCTAGTGTAGATAATTGGGATCCGATCCTAATCTCTCTAGTCCGTAGAGCAATGCCAAACCTTATCGCTTATGATATTGCTGGTGTTCAACCTATGACAGGCCCAACTGGACTTATCTTTGCAATGCGTTCACGCTATGCATCACAGACAGGTACAGAAGCATTCTACAACGAAGCAGACTCAGATTTCTCTGGTGCTGGTACACAAGCTGGTACAAACCCTGCTATCTTGAATGACACTCCTGCTGGTACATACACCAATGGTACTGGTATGACAACTTCTGCTGCAGAAGCATTGGGTGACTCTGCTGGTAACTCTTTCGCAGAAATGGCGTTCTCAATCGAAAAGAACTCTGTTGAAGCAAAAACTCGTGCCCTTAAAGCAGAATACACAATGGAACTTGCACAAGACCTTAAAGCAATCCACGGTCTTGACGCAGAAACAGAACTTGCTAACATTCTTTCTGGTGAAATTCTTAACGAAATCAACAGAGAAGTTGTTAGAACTGTTTACACATCTGCTAAAATCGGTGCCCAAACTGATACTGCAAACGCTGGTATCTTTGACATGGACGTTGATTCAAACGGTAGATGGTCAGTTGAGAAGTTCAAAGGACTTATGTTCCAAGTTGAGAGAGAAGCAAACGTAATCGCTCAACAGACTCGTAGAGGTAAAGGTAACATGATTATCTGTTCTTCTGATGTTGCTTCTGCACTTCAGATGGCAGGTGTTCTTGATACATCTCCTGCCCTCAACAACAACTTGAATGTTGACGATGCTGGTAACACTTTTGCTGGTGTTCTTAACGGACGTTACAAAGTGTACATTGATCCATATTCTGCGAATGCCGCTGACAAGCAGTTCTTCGTAGTTGGATACAAAGGTTCTTCACCTTATGATGCCGGTATCTTCTACTGCCCATACGTTCCATTGCAAATGGTTCGTGCAGTTGGTGAGAACACATTCCAGCCAAAAATTGGTTTCAAGACACGTTATGGTCTTACTGCAAACCCATTTGCTGGTGGTGCTACAGTCAGAAGTGGTGCAATCACTGCTAAC